GGCAATTATTTGTTTACAGTTGATCACTCTGCACCAGATTTGAATGTTATAGATACAAGTTATGCCGAATGGCCAGAAGACCATAAGAGTTTTAATTTCATTGAACTAGATAATGGACAATATGCTGCACAGCCAAACAATCGTTGTCTATTTCTAGATGCTGCAAGTAATCCCAAACAGTTGAAGTTTCCCGACTTCAAAGTTTGCACAAAGAAGTATGTCGTTGAACAAAATCCAAAGTGGAGTTTAGGTGATACAAATACAGTAATGTATGAATAGGAGATAATATGTCAATCAAAGGCGCAACAGTAAGTAAACACAAAAAAGTTCATAAGAGAACCAAGCAAGGTGGCATCAAAAAAACATCAAGCATGAGTAAACATGAAAAGCGTTCACACAAAAAATACAGAGGTCAAGGCCGATGAAAAAGATCGTTAGATTCACGGCAGCATGGTGTGGTCCTTGTAAGATGATGGCCAAAACACTAGATGAAGTAAAAACGGATATACCATTTGAAGTTGTTGATATTGATGTATTTCCAGATGTCGCAGCAGAATTTGGAATCCGTAGTGTACCAACATTGGTGATGATGGAAGATAATGTAACAACAAAAAGATTAGTAGGTAATAAAACAAAACAAGAAATAGAGGCATTCATCAATGATTAAAAAGCAGAACACGAAACTAACAGACGAAAGAACATCATTCAAACCATTTGCTTATCCTTGGGCATATGAATCGTGGCTAAAACATGAACAATCACACTGGCTACACACTGAAGTACCAATGCTTGAAGATGTTAAAGATTGGAAAAATAAACTTACGCAAAACGAAAAAGATTTTCTTACTCATATATTCAGATTCTTTACTCAGGGTGACATTGATGTTGCAGGTGGCTATGTTAATAATTACCTACCTTATTTTCCTCAACCTGAAGTAAGAATGATGTTATTGGGTTTTGCTGCACGTGAGGCATTACATATTGCCGCTTATTCACACTTGATTGAAACACTTGGTATGCCAGATACAACATACACTGAGTTTATGGAATATCAAGCAATGAAAGACAAACATGATTACGTTCTTAATCTTAGCGCACAGAATGGCGATAGGGCTTCTACTGCTGCTCATATTGCAGTATTCTCTGCTTTCACCGAAGGGATGCAACTATTCAGTTCCTTTATCATGTTACTTAACTTCCCACGCCAAGGCAAAATGAGAGGCATGGGTCAAATCATTACATGGTCAATCGTGGATGAAACACAACATGCAGAGTCTATGATTAAATTATTCCGTACCTATATTGAAGAGAATAAGGAAATATGGAATGACGATCTCAAATCAAAAATTTATACCATTGCTGAAAAGATGGTTGAACTCGAAGACAAGTTTATTGATCTTGCTTTCAATATGGGTGACATGTCTGGTTTATCTTCTGATGACGTTAAACTCTACATACGTTACATTGCTGATCGTAGGCTTATTAGTCTTGGTCTCAAAGGTGTATTCAAAGTTAAAAAGAATCCGTTACCTTGGGTTGAAGAAATGATTAACGCACCAACACACACCAATTTCTTTGAGAATCGTGCAACAGATTATTCAAAAGGTGCCTTGTCTGGTAATTGGGAATCAGTGTGGGGTAAAGCCGCATAAAACTAAATATAAAGTCTGATTGTCTTCGGCGGTTGGACTATTAAAAAAAATTCTAAATTGTTACGGTTCCGTTACAGCAGAATAATTTTAGTAGTTTAACTCACAGGAGATAATATGAAGAAGTTTTTAGTATCATTAATGTTGTTTACAGGAGTCGCATCCGCAGCAGAACTTACTGGCGCTGGTGCGACTTTTCCATTTCCAATCTATGCAAAGTGGGCTGAAGCATATAAAGCACAAACTGGCATTGGCCTAAACTATCAATCAATCGGTTCTGGTGGTGGTATTCGTCAAATCAAAGCAAAGACAGTTGACTTTGGTGCATCCGATATGCCACTCAAGAAAGAAGAATTGGACAAAGAAGGTCTTGTACAATTTCCAGCAATCATTGGTGGTGTTGTACCAGTATTCAATCTTGATGGTATTGCACCAGGTCAATTGAAACTAACACCAGAAGTTATTGCAAACATTCACCTTGGTAAGATTACAAAATGGAATGATAAAGCAATTGCTGATTTAAATCCTGGTGTGAATTTACCAGCATTGAATGTCACTGTAATTCACCGTGCAGATGGTTCGGGCACTACATTTATCTGGACAAATTTCTTGGGCAAAGCAAATGCTGAGTTTGCAAAAGCAGTTGGTGAAGGTACAGCGGTCAAATGGCCAGTAGGTGTTGGTGGTAAAGGCAATGAAGGTGTAGCAGCACAAGTTCAGCGTATCAAAGGTGCGTTTGGTTATGTTGAATACGCTTTTGCAAAGAGAAACAAAATTTCATTTGCAGCGGTGAAGAATCGTGATGGTAACTTTGTATTGCCTGATGATACTACATTCAAAGCAGCAGCCGCAAATGCTGATTGGAACAATGCACCAGGCATGTATTTGTTGCTCACATGGCAGACAGGTAAAGATGCATGGCCAGCAACAGGTGCAAGTTTCATTCTCATGCACAAGCAACAAGCAGACGCATTGACAGGTCGTGCGGTTCTTAAATTCTTTGACTGGTCATACAAAAATGGTGGTCAAATGGCAACAGAGTTGGAATATGTTCATATGCCAGCCGATGTAATTAAGTTAGTGCAAGAAAATTGGAAGAAAGACTTCCGTGGACCAGATAACAACCCAATTTGGAAATAAGGATATATCATGAAATTATTTAAAAAACTTTCTATTGTAGTTGCACTAGCGGCAGTAATTCCAGCATATGCTGATGAGTATAAGGACACACTGAATATTTTGAGAGAGAAAAATATAATCACTCAAAAAGAATATGATGTCAAACTCAAAGCATATGAAGAGAGAGAAGAAAACAAAAAGTTTGCAGAGCAACGAATCGACAAAGACGTTAGCGATTCAGTCAAGTACAGACAAGCAAGAGCAAACGATGGCTCAGTTACAGAAAATGGACTTGGACTCAAATCTAAAGACGGCAACAACACTGCCCAATTTACAGGTCGAGTACACATGGACTATCGACACTACACACCAGATTATGGTCTCGGTCAAACCACAGATTCGTATCAAAACTTAGCAGAAGTTCGTCGTGCTAGATTTGGTGTGCGTGGTCAGTTTCAAAAAGACTTCAAATATGAAGTAGTTGGTAATTTTGGTAATGATGTTGGTGCATCCAGTTCTTCAACAACAATGGATGTAGCATGGGTAAACTATGCAGCCAATCCTGAAATGCAATTTCAGTTTGGTCTATTCAAGATGCCATTTAGTCTTGAGCAGTTGACCAGTTCAAACAACATTGATTTTATGGAGCGTAGTTTGATCGGTCAAGTTGAAGGTGAATTTATTCCTTCAAAAGAAACTGGATTTATGGTGCATGGTGTACCGAAAGCAGGTTTGACTTATGCTGTTGCTGCAAGCCGTGGTCGTGGTAATAAAGATGCAGTCAATGATGGTTTTGATTACATCGGTCGTGTTACCACAAACATTGCTGAACTCACAGGTAGCAAAGAATATATTGCTCACTTGGGTGCAGCATACAGTGTGGGTAATATCAAAAGTGGTGTAACTACCGCTAGTGGTCGTACTGAAGCAAGATCACAAAATGCTTTCTTTACAGGACCAGCATTGGGTGGTAATACTGAAAGAACACGCCAAGGTTTAGAAGCAGCAATTGCTTACAAGGCTTTGAAGATTCAAGGTGAACAGTTTAATTTCAAATATGATCCAACAACAGGTAATGATCAAGAGATTAAAGGTTACTATGTACAAGCCGTGTATAATCTGACTGGTGAATCATTCAACTACAAAGATGGTGCATTCAGTTCAATCAAGCCAGCAAATGCTTTAGATAAAGGTGGTCGTGGTGCATGGCAAGTTGGTGTTCGTGCAAGTGAATTTGATGCAACTCCTATTGTGGTTGCAACAGGTAAAACAAATCGTGCTACTTCCATGACATATGGTGTTACATGGTTTGCTACTGACAATCTTCGTTTCATGTTAAATTATGTTGATACTAAATTTGATGCATTGGTGGGTAGTTCAGGTAGTCGTGTAAATGGTGATAAAGTAGTAATGTTCCGAAGCCAGTTGAACTTCTAAGTAACCTTTACAAATCGGTCACAGCGATCAGGTGACTCTGGATCCGTAACCAGAATTTCTATGGACAAAACATACCGTAGTATCTTCATCTCAGACATTCACCTTGGCACAAAAGACTGCAAGGCTGAAGCACTCAATAATTTCCTCAAACACAATACGTGCGAAACATTATATCTTGTTGGTGATATTATTGATGGTTGGAAAATGAAACGAAATAAATGGCGTTGGAAACAAAGTCATACAAATGTTGTTCGTCGTGTTTTGGGACATGCCAAAAGAAATACCAAAGTATTTTATGTTTTAGGTAATCATGATGAATTTCTAAGACCATTTCTTCAATACAATTTAAATTTTGGTATGATAGAAATGGTCAATCAGTGTGAACACATTGGTGTTGATGGCAAACGCTATCTTGTTATACATGGAGATTTATTTGATGGCATCACAAGATTGGCACCATGGCTATCATTTTTAGGAGACAGAGCATATGATTGCATCCTATCAGTTAATAATAAATTTAATTGGATCTTACATAGAATTGGTATTGGTTATTTTAGCCTTAGTCGTTTTCTCAAGCACAGGGTAAAAAAAGCCGTAGATTTTATCTTTCAATTTGAAAAAAATCTAGCAGGTTATTGCAAGAAAAAAGGATACGATGGCGTGATATGTGGTCATATACATCATGCCGAGATAAAAGAAATAGATGGTGTAACATATATGAATGATGGTGATTGGGTTGAATCATTAACAGCACTTGTTGAACATCACGATGGTCGTTGGGAAATAATCACGTGGACACAGGAGAGCGACAATGTGGTTGATGATATTGATAGCGGTGCACCTAAACGATCCAAAGGATATACCAGGAAAAATAACTCTAGAATTCCAGGATCAGATTAGTTGTGAGAAAAGTTTACAGAGCATGAACTATTGGCTAAAATTCGATTCGTTCAAAGTTGAAGGAAGGTGTATAAGAAATGATAAAATTAAGTGATAAAATTACGATTGTAATACCTTGCAAAAATGAAGAAAATTACATTCAACATTTACTGACATCATTGAGATTGCAAAAAATTGGAGACACTAGAATTATAATTGCAGATAGTTCGACTGATAACACAAGGCAAGTTATAAAGGATAATAGTGCTTTCTTGAATGTTGAGGTCATTGATGGTGGTCCAGTTTCAATTGCTAGAAACAATGGTGCTAAACTAGCCACTACACCATATATTTTGTTTATTGATTCTGATGTTCGTTTTGTGGACAAATATGTAATCCGTGATGCTGTTGAAGAAATTGAATTTTATAATTTAGATTTGATTGGGGCAAAAATATATTGCTATGACAAAGATTGGCGGGCAAATCTTGGATTTATAATTTTCAATTACATGAATCACATCCTTAGCCGTTTCAGTCCATTTGCCGTGGGTGCATTCATGCTCACACGAAAAGATAAGTTTGAAGAATATGGTGGTTTCTCTGAAAAATACACTACTTCTGAAGATTTCTTTCTTTCAAGGATGTACAATCCCCAAAAATTCAGGATCATCAACCATTATTTTGGACAAGATTCACGTAGATTCAAAAAGATGGGCTACTTTGGCATGGCCGCATACTTGTTCAAAAACTTCATAAATCGTAATAACAAAAAATATTGGGATAAGTTAGACGGAACCAAATACTGGAATTAGTCTAAATAAATGTTTACTGCCTAACATAGGGAGGCATTATGAAGCATTTATTTACTTTTATCATGGCAATACTCCTCACTTCTTTCTCTCATGCCAGCCAGAAAGACTTTACACTGAATATTACCAATAATGATGTAATTATTCACAATCAAAAAGACTGGCATTTCGTAGTTGAATCTGATGACTATGATATATACATTGAGAAAGGTATGTTAGGCGCAAAAGAAGAAATTGTTAGATTTCATGCTTTTGTTCCATATCACACTCCAGAAAAAATGTTTGGTTCTAGTGTTCATGTAAAAGCATTATATGTTTATGGTTCATTGCATTGTGGTAGACAACAATTGATGTTGCTCATGGATATGTACGTTGACAAAAATAATAAAATAGTTTTTCGTAATGCATATGAAGCCAACACAAACATTGTTTCTTTGAATGTACCAAATACCACACGTTTCGATATACTCAATCTTGTTTGTAAGGAATCAATATGAAAAAATTACTATTAGCACTTCTGCTATTGCCATCACTGGCACTAGCACAAAAAGCACCGCAAGGTGTGACGTATGATGCACAAATCGTTCGTGTGAATGACGGTGATACTGTGGTCATTTCAGCACCATTTTTACCAGCACCATTGAAGCCTGAACTTGCTGTTCGTATCTATGGTGTTGATACACCAGAAAAAGGCTTTCGTGCCCAATGTCCACAAGAAGATGAAAGAGGAAAAGCCGCTACTAAATTTACAACCAACGCCGTTGCTAAATCAACTAAGCGTCAAGTCATTCTCTATGGCTGGGATAAATTTGGTGGTCGTGTATTGGGTGATATCGTTTTAGATAATCAGAGTCTTCGTTCAATGTTAATTCAAAATGGCTTTGCACGTGAATATTACGGTGAGGCGAAACAAACTTGGTGTAATTAATTATGAGAATACAACACGAATGCACAGCGTGTGGTTCCGAATTTGCAATCTCTTACAATGAGATGAATACTGAATCAGACCCAACACATTGCCCGTTTTGTGGCGAATACTTGATACTTGATGATGAAAGTTTTGAAGACGAAAACCTTCATGACGATGATGACGAAGAGCCTCTATGACATGGTATTACAATGGTGTGCCGTATGAAGAAGACGGCACACATTTTGGTTTTGTCTACCTGATAGAGAATCTAATTACAGGAAGAAAATATATTGGACGCAAATACTTTAGCAAGGCTGGCACAAAGCAAGTCAACGGCAAAAAAAGAAAAATCAGAAAAACTTCCGACTGGGAATCCTATTTTGGTTCCAACGAAACACTTAAAGCAGAAGTTGCCGAAATAGGCGGACATAATTTCCGCAGGACTATTCTACACCTCTGCAAATCAAAGTCCGAATGCTCCTACTTTGAAACCTATGAAATATTCAGTAGACATGCTTTACTGGATAGTGTATACTATAATGATTGGGTCTCAGCAAAAGTTAGACGGGCACATTTAAAGAATCTTCAAATAATTGCCTCTTAAAAATGTTGCAAAGCAGCAAAAAATACTATATACTAGTATATAAGGAGAAGCAACGATGTTTAAGAAATTTATTAATTGGTTTACTCAGCGACAAATGACTGAAATTGAGTATTTTATCGCAACAAGAGATCCAAAAACTACGGCAGATGTAGAACAACTTATTAAAGAGTTCAATTATAAAAGGAGATTACAATGTTTTTAAATCAACCACAATTCCCAACATTCTACACATGGAATGACATTCAGCGTAAGGCTGAAAGCGCAACAATCAAAACAATCGACTTCAATAAAGTTTTGGTTGATCACACAATTGCCTATTTTGACAGTGTTACAGAAAATCATTTTACTACATATACAAAGAAAGTGGTAAACCTGAATAACAACATTGCAGAAGATGCAAAAAAAATCATCAAATCGGAAAACAAAGAATCTAAGGCTTGATATAGAGGGTAAAACCAAATTTTGGCAGCCAGTGGTCAGAAACGGTTGGTGGATTAAATTCTCCACCTACCGTGACCACTATATTCTATTGATGATCATTTCAAAATACACAGGCCAAACAATTCTTCGTTATTATGAAGACGAAAGTGAAGCAGTGGCATTTATCAATTTCATTACCACATGTAGGGCACAGGACATTTTTCAATCAGCATAGGAATCGTTATGAACATTTATGAGTCTTTGAAGGACACCAAAGCGGTGATTGATTGTTTATTGACAGATGCTCCACTTGAATTCGCATCACGACCAATACCAAATCCATTAGAACAAACTAAACTTGCCGCTGAAGCATGTGTTGAAGCATTGAAACGTGGCAATAAAATCTTTTTCATGGGTAACGGTGGTTCAGCAGCAGAAGCACAACACCTTGCAGGTGAATTAGTTTCATATTTTAATTTACAAAGTGATGCATATGCAGCCATTGCATTGAATACTGATACTTCAATTCTCACTGCAATTGGTAACGATTTAGGTTTCAAATATATTTTTTCAAGGCAACTACAAGCACTCTCAAGACCAGGTGATGTAGCAATCTACCTTTCAACTTCTGGTAAATCTGAGAATGTATTAGAGGCAATGAAGTTTGGCACTATCAATGGTTTAGTTAATGTTGCATTTACTGGTATGAAAACAACGTGGATGCAAGAATACTCAGATTATTATGTTGCCGTGCCATCAACATCAACACCCCGCATACAAGAAGGTCATTTGATTTTAGGTCATTGGCTCTGTGAATACATAGAGAAAACACTAGAAGAAAATGCCCGCACAAAAAACATGTCCTAGATGTGGCACAACACACAATAAACGTGGACCATATTGTTCACGTTCATGTGGCAATGTGCGTGAACACACTGAAGAAGACAAAGCAGTTCGTTCACAAAAACTATTAGACTATCATCAAACACCCGAAGGTGCAGCAACACGTGCAAAGGCCGGCAAATATCTTACAGCCCTTAGAAAAGGTGAAGAGATACACATACCCGACATGGAAGATTATGTGGTAAATATTCCTGATGTTACCGACTATGTGGCAGACTATGATGACACATGGCAACGAGCGGAGAAATGGTAATGAAAACATTTATCTTTTTATTGTTTCTATTTTTAATGATTGTTGGTATGCGAATGGGTGATATGTTCGGCATACTCATTGCCATGGCAGGTTTTCTATTCATGTGGGCACTAATGGATGACAACACGGATGCTTGACAAAAATTGATAGTGATGATAAACTTCAATTATGGCTGAGATATATACATTTACACCCAAACAAAAGTCCGCAGATGAAAATGTGGAACTCAATCGTTTACGGGCAAAGTTGCTAGAATTACATGAAATTCGTGATACCCTTAACAAAGAAATAAGATTTACAAAAGATGCAATTAATCTGCTTGAAAAAGGCGAAAAATGACAGAAGATCCAGATAGTTTTGGTGATGATGATAAGATTGAAACCGATGATGTTAATATCATTGATAAACTTGATATTCTGATAACACTTATTGAAAATGGTCCAAAAGACAAATACAAGGCACTGACAAATACATTATATGAGGCAAGATTTCAACTATTACATGCGTGGAACGAGGTTCAATATTACATTGAACTTTGTGAAGGCTATGAAAAAACAGTTAAACAAGTGGGTGATAAACTGAAATAAGTTTGTCGCCCAAGGAGAGGGCGATGAACACATTATCCAAATACTTATTCTTCTATATCATTGTATTCTTCACGGTAATATCTTTACCGTTCACAATTTCTTTACTAATCGGATGAACAAACAATTTACACTCACAAGGTGGATAGCATTCTTTTTCATTTTGTTTTTTCTTAGTATTCAATCTGTACATGCTAAACCCAAAAACAAGAAACAAAAGAAAGCCAAGCAACATACGGTGCAAACTTATGCCAATATATCGGTAATGGTGACAAATGTCACTGATAATACAATTACACGGTCACAAAACATTGACCAAGTTCGTGCATTGGCTAGTATGACAAAACTCATGACTGCCATGATTGCACTAGACTATGATCGTGATATGAACCGTAAACTTGTATTGAGTAAAAATGCTGACAGTAAAATGCCAAGGCGTGAATACACACGTGGTGAATTGTTTCACATGCTATTGATTAAGAGTGATAATGCAGCAGCAGAAACATTGGCAGCAGATTACCCTGGTGGTCGTCAACGATTCATTCATCATATGAATTCAAGAGCATTGATGTTGGACATGTATAGTACAAGTTTTGATGATCCTTCAGGCTTGAGTAAATATAATGTAAGCACCGCTAGTGATGTGACACAGATGGTAATTGAATCTTCAAACTACCCCGAGATTCGTGAGATTTCCACCAAAAAAGTGGCAACAATTTTGACACAGGTCAAACAGAAAAGTAGAGTTTTGGTTCTACATAATACGAACACCGCTATATTATCACAAATAAATGGCGTTCAGGTGAGCAAAACCGGCTATACAAACCCGGCAGGATTTTGTGTGGCCATTATGGTGCATAAAACAGAAGGTGACCGAGATTATCATGAGGTAATAGTTGTAATGGGCGCACGAAACTCTTCACATAGAGTTGACACTGTGAAACGAGTTGTGTATAATGGAGTGATAGGAGATGATTATGACACGCCGAGCCGAATTTGAAGCAGTGATGAATCGCATTCGTAATCTTGATGAGTATGAGGTTGAAATAGTGGTGCCAGATGAATTTCAATTCGATGGTCCCGTACCGTTTGATATGGAAATTGCCGGCGGTGTAGCATGGGTAAGAGTCATTGCAGCATCAATGGAAGAAGCAAAGTTTAAAGTAAATGAATACTTCGAAAGCAAATATAAGTAAACCTTGGATGGCACCAGAGTATGACATTCCCGTTCTTGAGAATGAAGAAATGTGGTCGCAACAAGTTATAGATGACGCTGCCGGATATATCTGGCTAGAAATTGATAGGGAAGAAAATGACAAAGAAAAAGAAACAAAGTAATCCAGAACCAACTATTCAACCCGTTTCACACACAAACAGTACCATCAAAATCATGCCAGAGCCAAATGTGCATGGTTTATTTCCTACACCTGTATTGTTTGCACGTTTTCACCGTGAATGGACGGATGATGAGAAAAAGTTTTTTGAAGAGGTTGCAAAATCTACCACACAAAATACTGGTAATCTGACGAGTGCTGATCGATATGTACTAGATCATCCCGCAATGAAAGAAATTCGTGATTACTATCAGTTTTATATCAACTATTACATGCAGCATGTATATGCACCAAAGTATCCAGTTGAGGCATATATCACACAATCGTGGATGAATTACACCAAAACTGGTCAATTTCATCATAAACATGCACACCCAAACAGTTGGTTATCTGGTTGCATTTACATTAGCACCGAACGTGAAAAAGATCGAATTACATTTTACAATGACAAATATCATAGAATCAGTTTGCCCACAGAAAACTTCAACCCATACAATTCAGAATCATGGTGGTTCTCTGTAGGCACTGGCGATATTGTTATCTTCCCATCATACCTTACACATATGGTGGAACAAACAACAAGCAATGATACCAGAGTGAGTATTGCTATCAATACATTCTTAAAAGGTTACATTGGTGATGAACATAGTCTGACAGGTCTACATTTGAAAGAACAAGATTCAGATACACCACATAGAACTGAGCCAAGACCAAACGGACAGAGTGGTGGTTACTAATGTGGGTCTTAATGATTAGCCTGTATATGCTACAATCAAACACCGAACTTGTGCAAAGCAAAGGTGTAATAGAAGCACCACAACGTAGCCTTGAGCAATGTCACAAAGAACGTGATAGAGTGAAAGAACAATGGCGTATGGATGGCTATCGTGTAAGCCCAAGGTGCATTTACGTCAAATATTATTAAGCGGGTATGGTGAAATAGGTATACACAGGAGACTTAAAATCTCCCGACTTCGGTCGTGCTGGTTCAAGTCCGGCTACCCGTACCAATCAAAGCGGCTATCGTATAATGGATAATACAGGGGATTTCTACTCCCTAAATGTGGGTTCGATTCCTGCTAGCCGTGCCAATACAACGGAGATTATATTATGAGTACATTGAAAAGTGTAGATGTTTGGATTGATGATTTACAACACGATAAGCCACTTACTACAAATGTAAAAGACTATCCTCCATTAGTTGACCATGCTACAGTGATGCGTTGGGGTGTCGGTAGTGTCGATAAATCAATACCCATAGTCACACGATTGGGTTCAGAAGTGCCGATTCAAGGTAAAATGATCTCGGTTGAGATGAGACTAGATGCCAGTGAAGCAATGCAGATGGATGACTTAGAACTCAAAAATAGATTGATTACAAAATTAGTAAGAGAATTGATGGATGGCAAGCACATAGAGTTTACAAAACAGCAAGATGTTGCAAGTATGGAAACAATAGTTCGTGCTAGAATTTTTGCAACAACGGATGATGAAGTTCGTGTTATCAGAAAGGAAACTGATCTTGGATAAAGTTGTCAAAAAGAAATCATTATGGCGAAAAAGGCAGTCCCCTAGCAGATAATGGTTGACAATCTTACCGCTTTCCGCCATACTAACAATGTGATGAGAAAGAGAGAAATAATGAGTAAGAAAGTTAGCAAATTTGATATAAGTGAAGCCTGTGGCTGGATTGGCATGGTGATGATTCATGCTGCTACTCTACCAACTAGCTTGGGTGTGATTCTTGGTTATAGTGATAAGTTGCCACCACTAAGCATGGTGTTGATGGTGTGGGGTGGTTTGTTTCTGTTTCTAGTTCGTGCGTTAGGTCGAAACGATAAGTTGTATATCATAAGTAACGCTGTTGGTTTCTTCTTTAACAGCATACTGTTGGCTTTGATTGTGTTTAAATAATGGAGAGTGTGGTGAGTATCTACAAAGTGGTTGGTGCATGTTTGCGTAGACATTGTTACTCCACAATCAAAAAAGACCGAAAAGGTCGTGTCTATGCCGAAGTTGAACATGGTAGTGGTCTTGATGTGTTCAATGTGTATGCCGATGGTACAGTTTTGTTGAAAGTTGATAAAAAACTCTATCGACCCGTAGACCTACACAAAACCACTGTGAGTCATATTAGGTACTATGGTGTATCGGCGATTAAACGTTTTTATGCTTAAATAATGGAGAATGTGATGAGTAATTTACAATGGGAAATGCAGGCTTACGGTGGGTATAAAGATGAAATCGTAGAGTCTGTAAAAGATTCAATTACTTTTAAACTTTCGGGACCAGGTATGGTAGTTGCAAGTTATCTGTCGGATGCACAAGAGGTGCTTC